AGAAATAGAACTGCTGAAGATAGAAGAATAAGAAAACAAGTTCAATCAAGTGCAATTATTGGTGGAGCTTTTCCTCTGTTATTTGGTCAAGGTCTTGGTGCTTCTGCTGGTGGTTTTTTAGGTGGTGCAGGTGGTGGTTTAATGGGTGGACAAATGGGATTTGCTCTTTCATTACTTGGTACTCAAATTGGTGCGTTTATTGATGGATTAGGTAAAAAAGCAACAGAACTTGGTGATGCTTTAAGAAAGCCATCTGAAAATATTGAGATTTTAGTTCAACGTGCTGGTATATCTGGTACTGCTCTTGAACGTCAGATAAGTAAATTAGAAGAATTAGGATTACAAGCTACTGCTGCTGATATTGCTTTGGCTGAAATTGATGAGTTTGCTGATGTTGAACAACTTAAAAAACTATCCAAATCATTCCAAGAGTTAGGCAATACATTTGCAAAATTAAATACTCAACTATTGTCATTTGTTTCTCAAGGTTTAGGAGATTTTGCTTCAGCTTTAAATGAAATAATACAAGGAGCAAGTGCTGGTTTTACTTTACGAGATATTAAAGAGGCTGTTCCAAAAGAACGTGAAGATGAATTTAATAAAATGTTAGGAGAACTTGTACCTGGTAGTTTACCCAGCAATCCATTTACTGCTATGTTAGGTTCTAATTTTGATAGAGCAAAAGGTTTTGGTGCTGATGTTTTAACACCCAATGTTTTAAATCAATTAAGAGCAGAATTTGTTCCATCTTCCGCACCTGCAAAAGTACAGATATCTCAAGATTTACTTGATAGTGCAAGATCAGTAAAAATAGATAATTTAAAATCAGAAATTGAATTAGAAGCTCAACGACTAACACAAAGAAGTGAAGAGCAAGATGTTATAAGAAAAACTAATGAAATTAAAAAAATTGAAACTCAAATAGCATTGAAAAAATTTGAATTAGATAAGACAGAAGAAGGTGTAAGAAAAGATAAATTAGAAGATCAACTAGAAGAACTAAGATTACAAAAAGAATTAAATATAGCTCAATTAAGAAATGCAGAAATATTAGCTAACCCTGTTCAATCTGCAATTGTTGACCTTAATAATGAATTAAGAGATTTGATGGATACACAAAAACAACTTGTTGAACTTAGTAAATCTATTGGAGATTCTTTCTCAAGTTCATTTAAAGGAATTGTAAATGGCTCAATGACAGCACAACAGGCATTGGCAAATCTTTTCCAAAGGACAGCAGATCATTTCTTAGATATGGCTGCACAAATGATTGCAAAACAGATACAAATGCAAATATTAGGTATTGGATTGAGGTTTTTTGGAGGAGGAGGTGAAACTGATGTTTTTGCAGGTTTTGATCGAGGACCAACTGATCCAAATACACTTACGATGGACAGTTTTGCTAATGGTGGTAGACCTCCTGTTGGTAGACCTTCATTAGTAGGAGAAAGAGGTCCAGAACTTTTTGTTCCTGACACTGCTGGCACTATAATTCCTAATAATCAAATGGGTGGTACGACAAGTGTTGTTGTAAACGTAGATGCTTCTGGTACTTCTGTTGAGGGAGATCAGCCAAATGCTGAAGAGCTTGGTAGATTAATAGGAGCAGTTGTTCAATCAGAACTAATTAAAGAGAAAAGACCTGGAGGTTTATTAGGATAATGGCTACCTTTCCTTCAATTAATCCAACATATCAAGCTCGTAAAACTACAGCACCTAGAGTTAATACAACTCAATTTAATGACGGCTATCAACATAGAATAAAGTTTGGATTGAATATTGATCCTTATGTCTGGTCTTTGACTTTTAATGTTTCAGAAACAGATTCAGATACTATAGAAGCATTTCTTGAAGCCAGAGCAGATGATGCTGCTTCTTTTGAATGGCAACCTCCTGGTAGTGCTGTTGCTTATAAATGGATATGCCCCCAATGGACTAAGACTATACCTTATAAAAATAGAGCAACGTTAAACATGACATTTCAACAAGTATTTGAACCATAATGGCTACTCCTGTATCAGAACTACAGAAGATAAATCCTAGTAATATTGTTGAATTATTTCAACTTGAATTAATTACAGCTATTCATGGATCTAATACAAAATATTATTTTCATAATGGTGTAAGTGAAGATGAGAGTTCTAATCTTATTTTTAATAATATTGAATATACGAGGATGCCAATAGAAGCAAATGGCTTTGAATTTAACGGCAAACAACTACCAAGACCAAGACTTACAATATCAAATATTTTAGGAACATTTACAACAATACTGCTTACATTACCTCAAGGATTAGAAGGTGCGAAGGTAACAAGAATTAGAACTTTAGAAAGATATATAGATAATGAAAATTTTGATCCAGGTTATATTTTGTTGGAAGATAGTATAAGCAATGGAATTGTTCAAGAAGATGATGATTTAATTAAACAGGAGCAAATTCAAAATCCTCATGGAACACCTGATCCTACTGCTACTTTTCCAAATGAAGTTTATTATGTTGATCGTAAAATTACTGAAAACAGAGATATTATTCAATTTGAATTAAGTGCAAGTTTTGATTTAAATGGAGTAAGATTACCAAAACGTCAGGTATTACCAGCAGATTTTCCTGGTGTCGGTACATTTTTCTCATAATGTGGCAAGATAAAGCATTAGAACACGCAATACAAGAAGATCCAAGAGAATCCTGTGGACTTTTAGTTATTGTTAAAGGTAAAGAAAAATATATTCCCTGTAATAATTTAGCTGTTGATCCAAGAGATCAATTTATTTTAGATCCTGATGATTGGGCTAATGCTGAAGATAAGTATGGAGAAATAAATGCTGTTGTTCATAGTCATCCTGTTACAAGTCCTCAACCAAGTGAAGCAGATAGAGTTTCTTGTGAAAATTCTGGTGTTAAATGGTGGATTGTTCAGCCTAATTTAAAACAATGGGGATATTGTGAACCCTGTGGATATAAAGCACCTTTAATTGGTAGAAAATGGGTATGGGGTGTTACTGACTGTTGGAGTTTATGTAGAGATTGGTATAAAGAAGAATTGGGAATAGAATTAATAGATTGGATTAGACCAAATGATCCAGAAGATTTTATAAAAAACCCAATGTTTGTTGATTGTTTTGCAAAAACAGGATTTAGAGAATTAACACAAGAAGAGGATTTAGAAAAAGGAGATTTGTTATTAATGTCAATTAGTAGTAGCGGATTAAATCATATTGGTGTTTACTTAGGGGAGCAAACAGTTTTACATCATTTACAAAATAGATTATCAAGTCGTGATCTATTAGATGAATGGTTGCTAAAATGTACAGGTAAGAGGATTCGTTATGCTGCGTAAAATTAAGCTATACGGAGAACTAGCAAAGTTTTTGGGTCAGAAAACTTTTGAAGCTGAAGTACATAATGCTGCACAAGCAATACGTTTTTTAGTTGTTAATTTTCCTCAGTTAGAAAAGCATATGGCAGATAGACATTATAAAGTTTCTGTTGCAGATTGGGAGTTAACAAAAGAACAGTTACATTATCCAAATGGACATGAAGAAATAAAAATTATTCCTATTGTTGGGGGTGCTGGAGGTAGAGGAGGTCTTGGAAGATTTATTTTAGGAGCAGCAATGATAGGTGCTGCATTTATTCCTGGATTACAAGGTATATCTATCGGAGCTTTTGGTGGTACACCTATTGCAGTATCTCAAATTGTAGGAACTATCGGTGCTAGTTTAGCTTTGCAAGGTATTGCACAAATGTTAACTCCTGTCGAAAACATTCCAGAACGAGAACAAGATCCTCGTTTATCTTTTAATTTTAGTGGCATACAAAATACAAGTCGTGCTGGTGTAGCCGTTCCTGTCATTTATGGTCAGGTATTAACAGGATCAGTTGTAATATCTGCTGGTATTGAAACAGCACAGGTAGAAGTATGACTAAAATTATTGGATCTGGTGGTGGAAAAGGTGGTGGTGGAGGCGGTGGTACTCCTACCGAAGCTAAAGATAATTTAGATTCTAAACAGTTTGCAAAAGTACTAGATCTTATAGGAGAAGGAGAAATAGGTGGTTTAGTTGATGGTGCTAAATCTATATTTTTAAATAACACACCATTACAAGGTTCTGATGGTAGTTTTAATTTTAAAGACGTTACTTTTGAAACTAGGGCTGGTACGTCAAATCAAACTAACATTCCAATAACAAAAAATGTTGAGACTACTAAACCTACAGGTTTTTCTACAGTACCACAAGCAACTCCAAAAGTTATACAGATAACAGATCCAGATGTTGATGCCGTTTCAGTAACGATTACTGTTCCTCAACTTCAAAGATTTACTGATGAAGGAGATATTTTTGGTACAGAAGTTCAACTACAAATAGCTGTCCAATATTCTGGAGGTTCATATACTAATGTAGTTTTTGGTAATGCAGGAAAAATTACTGGTAGAACACCTGACACTTATCAAAGAGATTACTTAATAAATTTAGACGGTGCTTTCCCTGTCAATATTAAAGTCACAAGAATTACAGCAGATAGCAGTTCAAGTAAATTAGCAAATGAAATTCAATTCAACAGTTATGTTGAAATTAAGTATGACCAAAGAACATATCCAAATAGTGCTTTAGTAGCATTAAAAGTTGATGCTGAACAATTTACATCTATTCCTACAAGAAAATATTTAGTAAAAGGTATCAAAGTAAAAATTCCTCACAATGCAACAGTAAGAGCAGATGGTAGTCTGTCTTATTCTGGTACGTTTAATGGAACGCTTGGTGCTGCACAATATACAAACGATCCAGCTTGGTGTTTATATGA